GTCAAACTTGCGTTCAGTTTTGTCAGCAGGAGTGTATTTCATTCCAATCTTTGCGAGCTGAGCTGACACACCCTGATGTGTAAACAATTTTTCTGACTCATCAATTCCCATATTGTTGTCGTCACCATAAGTAATCAAATCAATGACTTGGTGAAAGAGGGGAATGACTTCAAGATCAGGATCCAAATCAATACGTTTGTCCTCAAAATGATTAGCATAGTATGCATATCTCATCAAGAGCATATTGTTAAATCCATTCAAAATAACAGTCAGAGGGTGCCCAGATGGAACAGAGTTATTCACTCTGTATACAAATCCATCCAGACAGTACGTAGGTAAACAAATTTCAGTGGCAATTGAGTCAAAAGCAGTCAATACGTCTTCATCACATCCACATCTCTGCAATATGAATTTCATCAAACGCATTGAACGCAATGACACTTCAGAATTGATCCGTTTGTCATATTCAGCAAAATCACCTTGACATCGATGTTTTTTCTTCATCAAATACCGATACAAAAAGTCCCAATCTTTTCCTTGAGCATCTATGCCCACAGCACTTTCAAATACTGTAGGAAATTCACGCATCATATTAATCATGGGAAGTGTGACCATCCTAGTCAACAGAACAAAATCCAAAGGAGCTCCAGCAAAAATACGAATTTTTCCTTTTCTTACTTTTTCAAGCTTGAGTGGCTCATCCTTTAGATTAACTCCGAAGACGATATTCAAACGAACTCCAGTACCAATCTTCTCCAAAAGAGTTTCCATAATGAGTTTCAAATCATATAAGTCCTCGTCGAACTCAATATCATATTGAACCTCAATGGTTCCATCTTCAAGAGCAACTTCTCGCATAATTTTGTTGGTTTTCATACCAAACTCTTCAGCAAGAGTACTCTTAACGAGCAAGGCTAGTTTTGGACATTTGATTGGCAGTCCAACAGATGTTGTCACATTGACAGGATCAAACCCTTTGACGCCAGGAACGCCATTCAAAGCTTGGTGCGAATTGATTGTATGTACATGATTTTCGATACCAATTGCTTTGTCAAAGAATTCGCTAAATTTCTTTTCACAATCTTTGACGGCCCATTCCAGAATTTTTGGATCAGCAGGATTTTGCACTTCTGAAACTGCATCAACATCTTTGTG